TACCTGATGAGGTAGTATACCTTAACTTGTTTGAGATTACTTTCGTGTTACCTGTTATATTACAGGCACAAGGAAGAAATCCTATTTTGCTTTTGCAAAATGCTTTAAAAATTGATATGAACTTAACTGAATTTGACGTTGCTGTTAAAGAACAAAGATTCAAGTATTCAACTCGTCAGTTCTTAACAAGTCCAACTAAAACTGCTGGGGCGTTTAACATTACTTTTAACGTTAACGTAAACCAACAGGGTTCGATGGAAACTTGGAATGCGTTGAAAGCTTGGTATGACTTAGTATTTAACTCACAAAATGGTTCACTTCACTATAAGAGTGATATCATTGGTACAGTTATCGTTAACCAACATGATAAAAAAGGTGTTGTATTAAGACGTGTTACTTTCCAAAACGTTCAAATTAACAAATTAGCAGGTTACGCACTTGACTGGGCATCTGCAAACATTATGGAGAATCTTCAAGCTGACTTTATCTATGATTACTTCATTGATGAGTATATTGATAACAACTTTACTATTAATCCACCACTTGTTTCTGGATACTAATAAGTATAATAACATTAAAATAAAAACCCATCAGATTCTGATGGGTTTTTTTATGTATTATAGTAAATAAAAAACCCACTAAATTTAGTGGGTTTCTTTTTAGAATTTTGGCATGTTGTTAGTCATGTTAGATGCGTTTCTCATCATTGAGTTAGCATCAAAGTTTGGCATATTCTTTTGCTGTCCTTCCTCGTCTTTTTTCCTGTTATTATCTTCCTCTTCAACAATTTCATTTACAAGTTTGATGTTTTCTTCAAACATCCAGAAAGGCCATTCATCCATAGCTGCTTCCTGTGTGTGAAAGTGTTTTTGTAGCATTAATTTATTCTTTAATATATGCTTCAAAGGCATCGTGAATAACGAAAATACCTGACGCTCCGTTGGGAAATTGCATGTCTGTGTGGACCTCCTCACCACACGAACATTTCTTCTTCAACTCTTTGATACCAAAGGTCATTTTACCAACTGCTGCGTTTAAGAACTGAAATGAAATATCATCTATTTCTTCAAATTCTTTTAATTTAGCTTTAATTCCTTCATAAGTTATAGAAGTTCTTCCAGCTAACATAAAAGGAATAATTTTTAAGAACGATAAATTAGGTGTTCTTTTTTCATTACTTTCTTTTAGAATGTAATCTGTAAATGATTTTTGAAGTCCAATGTTTGGTGGAGTTAATTCAAACTCTCTACCGTTTACTGTACTGAAGTGATATGTTCTAGTTGAAGCACTGAAATATCTTTCAAGTTTTTCATCAATTTCATGGAATGAGAAATTATCTCTTTTTAATTCCATTTGAACATCTTCACCACATGAACATTTTGAGTTTACTGTTAATGAATTTCCTTGTTGAAAAGTTAATTCTCTGATTAAGAAAACTAAGAATAATCTATCTTGATCTTTAACCTCAATATAAGATCCTATTTTACCATCAGGATATTTAACTCTTACGCAAGATTGTAAAATATCATTCATTTTCTCAACAATATCGTAGAAGTTATTATCATCTACCATTGAGTAAGCTTGAATTTCTCTTACTTGTGCTGGTCTTACCATGAAAACAGTACCACTTGGATAGAATTCACCACAAGGTAACTCCTTAATGTCAAAGTTGAAAAACTGAAGATCAGTAGTTCTTGTGTTGTCGACTTTAGGTTGAGCTACAAAAGGAATATCATTATTCATAATATTTTTAGGATTATCTAAATCACCAAGGTGTTTTTTAAGATAATCTTCTTCACTCATTTCTTTATCTTTAGACATATTTAATTTTATTATTTTTTATTATATATTCATCAGTTTAGTTTCCCTATGAATATACTATGTTTATATAATAAAAAGTTAGAAAGTTTATTAAATAAAAAAAACCTCTAATTTCTTAGAGGTTTTTAATATTAATTAAGTATTTTATTATTGGAATCCACCTGCGTCGATTGCTCCAGTTCTTAATATAGTTACATTGTTTACAATGATACCCATACCTTTGATTGGTTCAACATAAGTATCAAGAACACCAATTTGGTTATCAATGATTTCATTAGTGTTGTTTTCTTCATCCATTTTATTAAAGTAGTTGTATAAACCATTCTTACTTACATAAGTTTCACAGATAACGTCTGCTCTAAGTTTAATTTCTGCTCTAATATCAGGTGTATTAAATTTCCATTGGAAGTCTAATAACATTCTTGATAATTCTCTTTCAAGTTCAATAAGAACTTCTCTAACGTGTAAGTAAGAAAGAGCTGATTTGTAAAGTGTTTGAGCTGTGTTTTCAGTCTCGATTACATTTCCTCTATTTCTCTTGAACACGATAGGGTTCATTTGAGCTTGGTTAATCCATTCGATATCAGTTGCTGTGAAGTCCATCTCAGTTGCTGTTATATTAGTAATTCTACCATTAGTAACACCCGCTGCGATTGTCCAAGGAGTTGTTCCACTTACATTAGAAGTTTGTTTTCTCATATAAGTTGAAGCTACCCAAGCTGATGGTGGAACATCTACTGGTCTACCATTGTCGTTAACAGTAACATAAGGCATAAAGTAACCTACTGCTGTTGTTCCTGCTCCATCACCAAATGAGTAAAGGAATGCTGGAGAGCTTTCTGGGTCACCACCTTTAGAGACGTACTCAAGTTGTAAAACACCTTCAGTATTTACGAAAGAAGGAGATGATGAATTCTTGAATGACTTCATTGAAGGCATGTTCAATATTCCAAGAGCATCTAATCTTTCTCCACAGATATCAACCAATTGTTGTTTAGATCTTTCAGTTAAACCAAGACCAAATGAGTCAATTAAATATCTGAAGTCAATAGCTTCTTTGTTAGTTATTGCTTTGAACAATGGTGTTCCTTTAGCAACTAAGTTAAGTATAGCGTTTTGTCTAGTTTCAGTACCATCAGGTAAAGAAGCTTGTCTAATTCTAAATCCTTTAAGAGATATAGCTTTGTAAGTAGTTGCGTAATTCTCAATTGAAGAATATCTTGTAGTTTGTAAATCACCACTAAAGTTTGTAGTTGCGATTCTAGAGTCACAAGTAACTTCTACTAATGTAGCATCTCCTGAGTATTGTTTTTTACTTAAAATTCTTGTAAGTTTTCTTGGAACCTCACCAACATTTAACAATGTTTCATCGTAGTATGCTGATAAGAAATCACCAACTTTAACTTCAGTGTATCTTGATCCGTTAATAAGAATTTTATTAGGTATTTGAACATATCCTGTTGGAAGTTCAATTTCAATTGTTTGTTTAAAGTTAGACTTAGCAGATTGTATAAAGAATGTATTGTTAGCTTCTGCATCAACTGCTTCAGTTGCTGTGAAACCTTCATCCATAAATTTAACTTCTAATATATTTGTATTATTTAAATACATTTTTAAGTAATGTTTCTTCAAGTAATCGTAAATTAAACTTACATCTAATAATTCTTCATATACAACTTCCTCATTTACTTCATATGCGTAGTATCCAGAGTATCCAAGAGCTGTTGCTCTAGCTGTTGCGCTTAAATTGTCATTTGTTCCACTTATGTTAGTAAATGAACCAGTATTAAGAGTAGATGATGGAACAATAAATTGATCACCATATTGTAAATCAAGATTAGTTCCGTCAAATAAAACATAGTTAAATCCTGCGTAAGATGATGTTGTCCCAGCTGCTACTTCCCCATCTACAAATACTACGGTATAAGTATCACCAGCAGTTGGAATTAAATTTCCATAGAAATAATCTCCAGTGTTTATAATACCATCATAGAATCTTGAGTAAAATTTAGAGTATTTACCAACAATACCTTCTGTTGTAGTTGATACAGTATTTTTTGTGATAACTGAGTCAGTTCCTAAGAAGAACTCATTATCTACTGTATATAATATAAATGTACCATTTAATATATCAGCTAATTTAGCATCTGTTAATCCAGTGTTCAATACAAATGATTTATTAGATGTTGATACTGTTACAATATTTGATATTGTCATTGTTGATAAACTAGCTTTCTCACCAGTTGTTCCATCAGTGTCTAGAACTAAAGTCATTTTGTCCTTATTAGGAGAATCAATTAAATCTACTAATCTGTTAAACATTTTGAATCTTCTATATTGTTCGTAATTGTTCGTAGAAGGTGATGTGTTTGTGTTTTTGAACTCAATTTTAATTACTCCTGAATCAGGTGTACTTTGAGTTGCTATGAAATAGTCATAAACATTTGAATTTCCAAAAGTAAAATCAGCAAATCCATTAGCATTAACATTAACATCTTTGAATAAAGTTAAGTTTTGAGCTATTGAACCACCTATAACTTTGAATTCAACATATCCTAAAACTATATCACTTGCAGCTACAGAAGGTTTAGTTGGTGATCCAGTTGTTACTCCTGTTAAGTTACTTACAAGTAATATTTCACCAGTTGAATCTAAAATAAATGTAGATACATAAGATGTTGTAACACCAGTGTTTGGATAATCAGTAGCATCTATTACTAAAGATGTAGTAGCCGAAACAGGAACTTGAACACCTCCTATCATTGCGAATGCTCCATCTGCTACATTATATGTAACTGATATAGAAGCTGATGCTGATGAAGTAGCCCCCAATTCAACATTGTAAACATATCCTTCAGCAAAGTAAGCTGTTCTGTTATTAGCGTCTGTAGCTATACCAGAACTTAATGGACTTCCAAATGCGTGATTATTTTGACCTGATGAGTAACCATATCCACCACCTAAAAGTGCTGTTACGTTACCTGGTAAGTCAAGAGGAACTGCTGTAATCTCAACAGATTCAGCAATTTTTTCTTTATATGATAAAAAGTCAATTTCAGCTTCGTTGATACCAGCGATAGTTTGACCTACTAAGTCTAATCTACCATTGTAGTAATCAGTTTCAACTAAGTCAGCGTTGAATGCGCAGAATAAACCAGTTTTATCAGTATCTCTATTGATAGTAGTTTCTATAAATATGTTTGTTCCGTTTGCATTTCTAAAATATGGAATTAAAGACAATCCTTCGTAGTAAGCTAATAAAGTAACATTTCTATCATTAGCAAAGTTTCTAATTTGTCCTTTTACTAGACCAGATGCACTGAAGTAAGCACTCCATCTATTATCTATGGCTAAGTTTTGGTAATCTGACCAATCTCCACTAACAACAACAACATCTACTAAGTAGTCAGATGCGTAATCGTTAGCATTTAAATATGAAGGCAATCTATCTATAGAACCATACCACTCAACTAAAGTTCTATCAAATCCAACAACTTGACTTTTGAAAACAAAAGCAGTTACATACTTATCAGATAGATTAGTTAAACTAAACGCTCTATCTGCGTAACCAACATTATTCTTAGTTAAGTTGATGAAAGACTCGGAGTCTCTTTTCCAGAAACCTGTAGTGTCAAAGAATCTTCTATAAGGTCCTTCTCTCTCTATATCATTGTTATACCCAGATGAAGATGAAAGAGATTTGTACTCAATTACATCTAATGTGTCATCAGTGCTTAAAAGATTGATAGCGAAGACCGGTGAAGATTCCAACATTTTAGTGATTGTTCTGTGGAAAAATGAACCTTTTCTTTCTAATCCTCTATCTAACGTACCAAAAATAGATTCTAAATCATTTAAAGTTGTTAGTCTAATAGGTGTGTTAACAGGACCTTTTTTTGAAACGCCAATAACCATATTAGTAATACCTTCAACTATAGGGGTAGTGATGATTGAGTTGTCAAATTCTTCTATGAAGATTCCTGGTCTTTTGTATTTTCCAATTTGAATTGCCATATTTTTTAATAATTTTTTTTATGTTATGTAGTATATATAAAATGTAAAAAATGATATTTTTTCTATTTTTGTACCTCAGATGATATTTTCTTAATATAATCTTGCATTTCTTTTTCTACATTAAACATTTTTGTTTGAAGTTCTTTCTCAGAGTCAGCCACTTCTTTACTCAACGACGCTATACTAGTCGTTTTTGTTGATATTCTATTGGTTATATCACTTATTTTACTAGTTACTGAGGCTTTTGTACTTGCTTCAGTTGATAAACTTAATTCTTCTGTAAAATCATCTTTAGATAGTTTATCTTTTACTAATTCATTTTGTAAATTATTTATTTTTCTTTTAAGATTTGATACATGTAAGTATTCAACTAAGAAAGGATTTCTATCTTTTCCAG